AACGGCGACCCTGGCCCGGCTGAGATCGCCACACCGGTAGACGACTACACGCGTCTACCGGACGCCTGCTACCTCGATGGCGACGACGGAACGGGGCTGTCGATTGTCGCGGGCTGTGACTTGTGCGGCTACACCTTCGGCCCGGTGCTCACGCGTCCGCAGGCTATCTCCCTCGCATGGGCACACACGTTGGAGCGGCACCGATGAGCTACCAACGACCCGCCGACGCCGTGACCTACCGAATGCCCGAAGGCATGTGGCACGACTCCCCCGGCGCGCGCCCGGGGCTGTCCATCGTCATCGGCTGCGATGCGTGCCGCCTCACCCTAGGCCCGGTGTTCGCCGTCAAAGCCGCCCGCAACCTCGCCCGCGGTCACGCCATCGAGTACCACGGGGAGATCGTCGCCGCAGCCCTGGCACGAGAGGCGGCGAAGAGACAGTGACCGAGTTCCACCGAACCGCAGCCTGGCGCGCCCTCGCCACCCGGGTACGCAAGCGCACGCAACTGCCCGCCGAATGCGTCGGATGCCACGGGATCATCTGGCCCGGAGAGTCCTTCGATGTCGGCCACATTCTCGACCGCTACGCCTACCCCGACCTCGCACTGAACGAGGCGAACGTAGGCCCTCAGCACCGGGGCGAGAACCGCCGACTGGGAGGCCGAGCAGGGGCGCGCAAGACAAACAGCCAACGCACACGCCGAACCAAGGGAGAGTTCCCCGAATGGTGACCTCACACCGTCCAGTCGCGTTCACGCAGCTCGTCGAACCAGTTCAAAGCCCGAACGAGAGGCTCACGAACACCCTGCCGCGCGACACGCTCGACATATGCGAGCTTCTGCGCCTCAACGCCCTTCCTCCCATCCGGCGTCCACTCGCTCAGCAACTCGTCCAGCGAGACCCACACCTGAGGCCCGTAGAACAGCGCGCCACCCGGCCCGCCGAGTGGATACGCCAGCCCTTGCTCACTCACCGTCGCGACAGCACCATGCACGACAGCGTTGCGCGCCAACCGCAGCCCGTCGAGCACCTGCCCATTGGGGTCGGTATCCCGCTCGTGCCGGTACACGTCCTTGTTCGCCGCACGCGCGAGGTCATCGAGGGTCACCAGCCACACCAACGCGCTTGCAGTCTCGTAGGGGTAGGGGGATTCCTCCACCGAATCGACCGCGCGATTAGCGCACGTCAACGCGAACTCCAGATTGGTCACATCTGGAGGGTAGCGGGAGCATCGACCGAAGGGGGCGCGACGTTTTGACCGCTCATTACCCCCGCCTGTCGGCTCTCGTTAGCGCTGTATTTCCGGGCGATTGGGATTCCATCCGGGACAGCGGGATTGCGCCGCGTGTGGAGGTGCTGGGCGTCTCTGACGAGGCGGCTCGGCAGGAGTTCCTGACGGGGTGCGCGTCGCTGAAGCTGGAGAAGATCTACCCGCAGCAGTTCCGCACGGCGGATGCGCTGAACTCGGGCCGTCGGTCTGTCGTGGTGATGGAGCCTCGGCGCAGCAGTAAGACGACGAGCATCACGGCGTGGGCGCTTGGTCGCTGTCTGTCTCGCCCGGACTACCGGGTGGCGGTGGTGTACGGCACCACGGGGAAGGCTGCCCGGGATGCGTTCACACTGGATGTGAAGTCGCAGCTCGACCGCGCTTATCCAGACAAGGACTCTCGCCCGTTCTCGATCAAGACGGGTGCAGGCCGTGAGCGTATCGAGTTCGACAATGGCTCGGTCTATCAGGTGTGCGCGACCCCTGCCGACTTCCGCGGGCGCACGTTCGACGTCGTCATTTTCGAAGAGGCGGGCGAGTTCGAGGGCGAACGATGGACGGACTATGTAGCCGCCGCGCAGCCAACACAAGATACCGCGACTGACCCGGTGACGGTGATTACCGGGACGGCTGGCAAGAGCCGCGAGGGGAATGCGCTGTGGGATGCGCTGGAGCGGTTGCGCAATGGCGACCCGACGATGGGCGGCATTGAGTACAGCGCGGGCGTCGACCTGACGGTGGAGGACTGGGAGACGTGGGAACTGGCGGAACCGCTCGTGGTCGCCTCTCACCCCGGTGTCGGCACGTTGACCACGCTTGACACGATCCGCAACAACTACGGCGTCATGAAGGCGGAGACCTTCGGGCGCGAATACCTGGGCATCTTCACCGACCTGACCGGCACCGCGGGGATTCTCCAGCCGGTCAAGTGGGCCGAGGCCGAACTGAACGAGCCGTTCCCCTCGTCTCTGCCCGAGCGTGCGGCGGTGGCGTTCGCTGTCCACCCCTACCAGTCCTGCGCGGCGATTGTGGCGGCGTGGCGGGACGATGACGGGATCGCCCATCTTGCGCTCGTGGATCACCGCGAGGGTGTGCGCTGGCTGCCCGAGAGGATCGCCGCACTTGCGACCACCTACCCGTCGATTGAGTTCGGGCACGACAACCGTGGCCCCGTGCTGACCGAGGTTGAGACGATCAAGCGGGAGCACCGCCATGTCCTGCTCGCGCCGCAGACGACCGGCAACGTGACCACTGCGGCGGCGCTTCTCGTGCGCGAACTGCACACCGGCAACCTTCGGCATTACGGGCAGGCGCAGCTCACAAGTGCGGCTCTGAGTGCGCGGCGTCGGGAGATCGGCCCGGCGTTCGGTTTCGGGCGACCTCCGGGTGACGGCGACATTACGGCGCTGGAGGCTGCCTCCCTCGCGTTGCGTCTCTACGACGAGCAGCCACCCGCGTTCGATATCCCGCTCATGTTCGCCTCGTGACCGCACCACGATCCTTACCATAGAAGTAAGGGTCATTGTGACTCTAACAACTGAATAGAACTGGAGGCCCGGTGGGTTTACTCAGCTGGCTTGGTCTGGCGGACGCGCCTCCTGTCTCGCCAACCGCCGTGAGCAGCCCCTGGGCCGACCAGTCTTCGCTCTTGCCCGCGATTGTCGCTGAGGCGTTCGGCATCGAGGCCGACCTGCCGGTGACCTCCGCGGACGCTGACCGTATCCCCGCCGTGCAGCGCGTGAAGTCGTTCCTTACCGCCGTTGTCGCCCCGCTCCCCCTTCGGGTGCTGGACGCTTCGGGTGAGGTCGCCTCCCAGCCGACATGGGTCTACCGATCCAACACCGCCGTGTCGCCGTACTCCCGCATGGCGGCAACCCTCATCGATGGCTTCTACTTCGGAGACTCCCTGTGGGCGGTTGAGCGCGGGGCAGCCGGTCAGGTCACAGACGCCGCATGGGTGCCGCGTGACCGCTGGAAGATCAGCAACGACGGGCGAATCCTCGTCGACGACAGGCCGGTGGGCGACCGCGAGGTTATCTACTTCGACTGGCCCGGGTGGACGGGGCTTGTCCGGGCAGGCGCTCGCACGGTTCGCGGAGCCGCCGCAGTGGAGGCCGCATGGGTGGCCCGCGCTCGAAACCCTATTGCGCTCACCACGCTTCGCCAGACCGAGGGCGCGCAGTACACGCAAGAGCAGATCAACACGCTCATTCAGCGGTGGATCAAGTCCCGCCGCGACCCGGAGACGGGCTCGGTCGCGTTCGTGCCGCTCGGCCTCGCGGTCGACACGCACGGCGACTCCGACGCGGAGATGTTCGAGGGTGCCCGCAACTCGATCCGCCTGGACATCGCCAACTACGCAGCGCTCCCCGCGTCCCTGCTCGACGGCTCCCAGGCCGAGGCGTCGCTGACCTACGTCACCACCGAGGGCCAGCGCTCGCGTCTGCTAACCGAGTTCATCCCGCACTGGGCCGCGCCTATCGAGCAGCGGCTGAGCCAGGACGACGTAGTGCCCCGAGGTCAGCGCGTGCGCTTCGACCTGTCGGAACTCATCACGACTCCCCCAACCGACACCGGAGCCCCGGTGGAGGACTAACAGAACAGCACAACTGAAGATCGCATGAAAACTGAACACGGAACCTTTGCCCGGATCGGGGACGACTCCCGACGTATCCGTGGCCTCCTGCTGCCCTACAACGAGCCGAGCCGTCTCGCCGCATCGGGCACCGAGTCAATCGCCTTCAGCCGAGGCGCGGTCACGCTCCCCCGCGACCCCTCGGTGGTGACCCTCAACGTCGAGCACGACCGGTTCAACCCCATCGGTCGCGCGGTCGCTCTGGAGGACACCGACGCCGGAGTGGTGGCCGAGTTCGAGGTGGCTGACACCGACGAGGGCGACGCATACCTGGCCGACATGTCGAAGCGGAAACTCTCCGCCGAGGTCGCCGGGATCGTGCGCGACGCAGCCGACCGAGTGCGCGGGATCGCGGGACGCCTCACGGGTGCCGCCGTGACCACCGAAGGCGCGTTCGCGTCAGCCGCCCTCTTCGCGGTGGGCGACATCACCGAAGAACAATCCGCAGAAGTAACCGAGGCCGACCCCGACGTAATCGAGGTCTCCGCCGAGGAAACCCCTTCCGAGGTCGTCGTGACCGACGCCGCGGGAAACCCGACCCGATTCGTGCCCGCCGACAGCGAGGACGACGAGGGCGACAACACAACTGAATCAACAACTGAACAGGACGAAACAATGACGGCAAGCGTGCCGAACACCGCGACGGCGAACGAGGCCGTCGAAACCCCGAAGACCGCTAACGAGGTCTTCTCTCTCATCACCAAGGCCCGATTCGACGACCGCGACGCAGAGAACCTGCTGGCCGCTCTGTCGGATATCAAGGTCAACGCTTCGGGTGGTCTGACCACAGCCGGCTCCGGCATCATCCAGCCCGAATGGGTGGGCGAGGTCTACCGAGGCCGCCGCTACGCACAGAAGTACATCGGCCTTGGTCGCCGGGGTGTCATCCGCGCAATGGACGCTAAGGGCTTCCGGCTCGCACAGGGAACCGCGCTCGTCGCGGCATGGTCGGGCAACAAGACCGAACTCCCGAGCGGCACCGCGTCGACCACGCTCGTTTCCAGCTCACTGCGCAAGTACGGTTACGCCGCCGACATCGCGCGCGAGTTCTTCGACCTGCCCGGTGGTGAAGAGGTCAT